AAATCTACCAATTGCATCTAATCCTTCAGACAACCACTGTACAACAGATGAAATACCTGCTGCTACAAGTTTAATAGCTCCAATTGCAACTGTAAATGGTGATACATTCATATTTTTCAATGCATTATTAAGACTAATTACACCATTTACAGCCATTATAATAGTATTAACAATAAAATTAATTAAAGGATTAGTGTTAATAATATTAATAATATCTTTCTTTATAAGATTAAGTATGTTAGGTATAAGATTCAATTTATCCATAATATCACGGATTTTTGTAATCTTATCCATCAAATTAGCAAGCGAACCAATTAAACTTGTATTACCATCTTTAAGATTATCAAAGAAATTATTAAGTCCAGGTATTTGACTTATAACCCAAGATATAGTATCTCTTATCGTTATCCAAATAATATCAACACCAGCAAAGAATCCTCTAAATATTTTTATAAGATTCTTAATATTATCGTTAACAACATCGAGATCCCACAAATTTGATCTATTAGCTTTATCTTTGTCTAACTGTTTATCATTTACTACTAATGATTCTGTGAATTTTTGTACTCTATCGCTGACTTTCTGCATTCCATCCCTTATTCTTTCCCAAGGGAATATGTTATCAAAGCCAGCTCGTACTGCACCTACAAATGTACTAAAAATAGCAAGAAGATTATCTATTGTCTTTTTAAAATTATTAGCCGGACTAGTTTTGTTATTAAGACCTATGCCGTTCCATACAATATCAATATACTTATTTCTATAATCTGACATTCTACCTATCAGATCATTTAAAGTTATACTTATTCTTGTAAAGAACTTTCTGGCCTCTTCGAAGTCGCCAATTATAGTTCTAAATGTTACAGCCCAGCCAGAACCAATTGCTTCTTTTGTCGTTTCAACTAACTGACCAAAAGTTTTTACCTTTACTGCTGCATCCTCAGCTTCTTGAGCAATACCTTTCAACAATTTTATTTGTTCTTCAGTATATCCCATTTGCTCAAGTTGGTCTTCTGTTAATTCGTTAGTGAGGATTGACATCGCCTCAGTGAATCTTTCACTGGTAAGCCAACCTTCTCTAAGTGTATCTCTAAGGCTGCCGTATTTTTTAATCATGCTGTCTATTGCAACACCATCTTTACGAGCAACCTCTGTAATTACAGATTTAAATCCCTCACCTGCAATATTAGAGATTTCCAATGAACGCCAGTCCATCAATCTAAATGTACCAGCTGCCATTGCCTGTGAAACCTGATACCAAGCTCTTGCTGCTGTTGAAGCATTAGCACCAACCAGTGCTGCAGCATTAGCCAAACCCTTAATAGTATCAACCGAGTCATTAAGGCTTGAACCTGCGGCTGTAAACATACCAATATTACGAGTCATTTCCGTAAAATTGTATATTGTTTTATCCGCATAAGTATTCAGCTCATCTAATGCTGCTGTTACATCACCAATGTCTTTTCCTTCATCTTTTACATTGGCAAGGATTGTCTGTGTGGCATCCATCTGTGTATTATACTCAGAAAAACCAGAGGTAATGCCACTTCTTAATTCGCGTAATCCTCTTAATAAATAACTATTTATAGTCTGACCAATGCTTAAAAGGATACCGGTTATTATTGTTCCTGAAATACTAAACGCATGTGCTACGTTAGTTATTCCAGTTTCCATCTGTTCAAAATACTCATTATTGGAGGTTTTTTCTAAGCTTTTATCAAGTTCATTAAGAGAATCTATGGTTTGAGATACGCCTTTTTCGAACTGATTATTGTCAAATGACATTTGAACAATGCGTTCATCGACCATCGAACTCATTAGCTAAACACCTCCTTCAAGTATTTGTCTATTTCATTGAATACAGGTTCCATAGCAGGTCCTATATAATTTTGAGCCTGTATCCACCCGCCGCCTTTCGTGGCATGTCCTTGATCTACAACTATCGCTACATTATAACCATTCTCAATATCGGTGTTATACCAAATGATAGCTGTCTTATTATCATTTTGAACTATCTCATAATGCCACGAATTAGACATTAGTCCTGTTCTAACAGGCGATGCATCTCGTAATGCTTTTACGCCCATTTCGCCAAAGCGATCTAGGTTAAGCATACTTACGGTCTTTTGTAATCGTTTTAAATCTTCCAAATTCTTTTCAGAATTCTTTTTCTTATACTTAACCTTGATCGCCATCTTTTACTCCCATTTTGAAGTCTATCCTTTAGAGTGAAGTTTAGCTCTTCTCTTAGCATTAAGTATTCTGTTCTGAGCGTAAATATCACTCTTTGACATTTTGTGTTTATCTGGATTGTTTTTTATATGACAAATCTTAATTAATGTCATTAATCGATTAATATGCCATTTTTGACATTCAAAAGGTATTTGTAGTGCAACCATCCAATAATAAATTAATTCGGATGTTATTATTTCCCTACTAACTCTGCCGGTCTTTTCATCTGAAAATGTCGTAGCAGATTGAGGATCTTTTATGTATTTTAAGATTCTATCCATTTCCTCATTAGGTATAACTCTAAATACATTCGGATCAACATTTGATGATAATGACATAAACTGAATATAATCCACTAATTCATCATGTGACTTTTCTATATCATTATCAAAAAATACTTTATGATACTTTGCTTCCCATTTGGAAATAGAAATTAAAGAATGCTCAAGAACTACGTCTGTCGCTTTGACATTTATGAACTTATTGTATTCAGAACTATAAGCTTCCGTTTCTGGTATATGTATTTTGAGCATTAGTAATCACCTTCTTTACTCAGAGAGGTGAGAATCCTTGATTTCACTAGTAACTGCAGCCTGAATCTGCTTCTGTTCCTTCTTCTGCTGTTCCAGAGCCTGCTTTACAAGATCTTCCGGGAAAATTCCATTAATAAACTTGCTTGCCTTTTCAGCATCTGTTACAAGAGATGTGAACAGCTGATTATACGCTTCAGTCTGCATGAATGCTTCTGAAAGTTCTCTACTCTGTATAAATCTCTCACCGTCTTCGGACTTTTCGCCATATGCCATAGCAATGATTTCCTTAAAGAACTTCATGAGTTTAACAGCATCCTTGGCCTTAGCTGCATCATCGAGCGCTGCGGCAACTCCACCAGGAGTCATTGTTTCAAGTTCAATAAGTTTAGCCTTATTTATGTGAAAATAGAACTTTCTTGTCTTTGTAACACCATTATAATCTGTGTATGTGATAGTTTCGTATGTCATTTGTGTTTTTTTCTCCTTTCAAATGAAAAAGGGGCACCCACACAATATGAGTACCCCTTATAAAAATTAACCAACAGATTCTACTGCATAAGTAACCTTAATGACTGCCTCATTTGCAGGAGCAGTTGTGAAGGTAACCTTGTGAGATGTTGAATCATATGTGTAATCTGTTGTTTCAGTCTGAGCTACATCATTAACTTTTACAGATGTGAGAGTTGTGGGCGTGCCTGTAAGTGTGAACTCAGTTGTTGCACCATCACCAGCAAAGGTCTCAGTATTTGATGTAGGTGTAGGACCAACAGTGTTAAGAAGTGAATAAACAGTTGCGGGAAGAGGCAGAAAAGCACTATCGTTCTCTGTTCCATAAAGTGCTGCTTCAAGAGCTGCAAGACCTGCTGCAGTACAATTTGTAGATCTAATTGTAAGAGAAGCAAGGGGTTTTGTTGTCTTTGTAACACCATTTACCGTGTATTCAAATCCATCAGTTTTTGTTGTTGTAAGAGTCCACGAGAAAGAAATTGCTTCAGGGCTGTCATTAATTGTCTGATAAGATCTCTCAGAAGGAGATGCCTTACAGCCATAAAGGATATGAATGTCATAACCATAGTCATTACCAAGAGTATCATTACCAACAGTTGTAACGAATGACAAACCAAACATCTTTCTTGTCTGCTGACCTATAACAAGACCATTACCAGCATCAACAGAACCATCACACTCAGCAAACTCATCAGGATATGTGTATGCTTCAATTGTAGCACCCATCTCCTCTGCGGAGTACAGTGAGAGATACTTCTGGTCGTCTGCATAAATATCGTTAGCTTCTGCACCAGAAGGTGAAAGCTGAACGGAAGAGAGACCATTCCAAGCATATCCAGTCGGATAAGGATTGGAAGAATCTGTAGCATCATAAGGATAAAGAACACCCTTCTTTGTACCAGTCTCGTAAAGTCTTTCACCAGTCTGGTCCCATACAAG